TACTCTGAGTGGGTAGAGAATAAAATGATTACCTCTGGTGATAAAAGATTCTTAGAGAATACTATGGGTTTGATAGGAGAGACAGGAGAGTTCTTTGAGAAGCTAAAGAAACATAAGAGAGATAACACACCCCTAGACAAACAAGGTGTTACACTGGAAGCAGGAGACATGTTTTTTTATTTTATAGGTCTATTAAATCATTTAGATATAAAGCTTGATGATGTAGTAAAAGAAAATATGAAGAAGCTAGACAGTAGAGAGAAGCGTGGAACAATAAAAGGATCGGGAGACAACAGATGAACAACTACTTACCAACAGATTACAAGCATTTATTCACACATCAAGGTACGCTAAATACTTTGACGGTAAAGGCAGAGAGTCTTGGTCTGAGACAGTAGATCGTTACATAGAAAATGTTATAGGTAACAAAGTAGATACAGATACTAAAGATGAAATAATGTTTGCTATACTTAACTTAGAGATCATGCCTAGTATGAGAGCTATGATGACAGCAGGTATAGCTTTAGACAGAGATAACACTGCAGGATATAACTGTAGTTACTTACCTGTAGATGACCCAAAGTCCTTCGATGAGGCTATGTTTATTCTCCTCTGTGGTACTGGCGTTGGGTTCAGTGTCGAGGGACAGTTCATTAGCAAGCTTCCCGAAATCCCTAAACTCTTTGAGAGTGATACTACCATTGTGGTAAAGGACAGCAAGGAGGGATGGGCTAAAGCGTTCAGGCAACTACTAGTACTCCTATGGGCAGGTGAGGTTCCACTATGGGATGTAAGCAGGGTAAGACCTGCAGGTGCAAGGTTAAAAACATTTGGTGGTAGAGCCTCTGGTCCTGCTCCTCTTGTAGATCTATTTAACTTTGCAGTTAAAATGTTTAAAGAAGCAGAAGGTCGTAAGTTATCCTCAATAGAGTGTCACGATCTAATGTGTAAGATAGGAGAGATAGTAGTTGTAGGTGGAGTACGTAGGTCTGCTATGATATCTCTATCTAATCTATCAGATGATCGTATGCGTCATGCTAAGTCTGGTAACTGGTGGGACAACGAACCCCAACGTGCCTTGGCTAACAACAGTGTAGCATACACAGAGAAACCAGATAGTCTGTCCTTCATGCGTGAGTGGATGGCACTAGTAGAATCAGGGAGTGGTGAACGTGGGATATTTAATCGTGAGGCGTCTAAGAAACAAGCTGCAAAGAATGGCAGACGTGATTCTGACTTTGACTTCGGAACTAATCCTTGTAGTGAGATTATTCTTAGGCCGTATCAGTTCTGCAATCTTACGGAAGTTGTGGTACGAGCCACAGATACGGTGGACGACCTGGCTAGAAAAGTCAAACTCGCCACAATACTTGGGACGATCCAAAGCACGTACACAAAGTTCCCATACCTCAGAAAANTCTGGACAACCAACACAGAAGAAGAAAGACTCTTAGGTGTAAGCTTAACTGGTATTATGGATAANCCTGTAATGACTACAAAGAATAAAGGACTGGATAAAACNCTTGAGAACTTACGTAACGTTGCTGTTGTTACTAANGCTGAGTGGGCTAANCGTCTTGGTATTCCACAGTCGGCAGCTATTACTTGTGTCAAGCCATCAGGTACAGTCTCACAGTTGGTTGACTCTGCCTCTGGAATCCATGCACGTCATTCACCTTATTACGTTAGAACCGTTAGAGGAGATAACAAAGATCCTCTTACCACCTTCATGAAGGATCAGGGTATTCCTAGTGAGCCTGACGTATTCAAACCAGATCAAACAACAGTGTTCTCGTTTCCTGTTAAAGCTCCTAACAAGGCTGTAGTTACATCTGACTTGTCTGCTGTTGACCAACTTAAAATGTGGTTGATGTATCAGAGGCACTGGTCAGAGCACAAGCCTAGTGTGACAATCAACGTCAAGAAAGATGAGTGGTTTGAGGTTGGNACATTTGTGTATGAACACTTCGATGAAATGAGTGGTGTATCTTTTCTACCCTATAACGAACACACTTATCANCAAGCTCCGTATCAGGAGATAGACAAAGAAGAATACAAAAATATTTTAGTTACTATGCCAAAAACTATTGACTGGTCTAGACTTAGCGAGTATGAAAAAGAAGACACTACTACATCAAGTCAAACAATGGCTTGTACTGGTGATGTCTGCGAGGTAGTAGATATAGGAGCATAATATGAAACCTTACGTTAGACCATTTCAAAAGGATGTTTATGATGAGGTTGATACACCATCTAAACAAGCCCTTATAAAGGTTTTACTAGCTGAAGGTCATGAGATAGTTTCGTCTAAAGAAGATTACTACGCTGATGTAGTTTCTCAGAAAGGTGGAGTTACTTATTATCATGAGGCAGAACGTAAAGCACAGTGGGGTCAAGACTATCTAAAGAATAAAAACTATAATGTTCTCCCTGATAGTGGTTGGCCTCCCTCCTGGGAAGAAGTTAGAATACCAGGAAGAAAGAAAAGACTAATAAATAAATACAAAGATCAAATAGAAAATCTTTTCTTTTACGTGTTTAACTTTGAATATGATAAGGCTTGGAAGATTAAAGCAACTCAAATGACTGATGATGTTAATCACAGACCAGACTTCGCAAGAGTCCACAAGTCTGAAACGTTCTATCACATTCCTTACAAAGAAGCAGAGTTAGTAACAATATGAAATGCAAAGACTGCGGTTTTCTTCTTGATGATGATGGTCACTGTGGAGAGTGCAACAGGTATAGTGTTTCAGATATAATAGACTTAGCAGGAAGGAAAGAAATGAGTTCTAAATTTAATCCAGTTGATAAACCTTTCCACTACAATCATGCAGACGGTGGGATAGAATGTATTGACTACATCAAACAAGTCCTTGGTCTTGATGGCTTTATAGATTACTGTCAGGGTAACATGATAAAGTATCAACACCGTTACAGATATAAAACTAATCCTGTAGAAGATATGGAAAAAGCACAGTGGTATCTTGCCAGGATGTTAGAGTCTTTAAAAGAAAAACATAAATGACTAGTAAAGATAATAAAAAAACCCTTGAGCAGGAAGCCCAAGAGTTTGTATCAGGTAAAGATACTACTCAGATAAAGGTAGAGACTAACGATTTCTTTGCAGGTCATGCCTTGTCAGGACTCCTTGCTTCTGGTAAGTATTACACTAAGTCTGATCAGATAATTGAAGAAGCTTTCTCCTACTCAAATAAGATGATCGACTACAAAAATAATAAAAAGAAATAACAAACTAAAAACCCCCAGTTAATTCCTGGGGGTTTCTTTTTAGTCGTATGGTTCGTTCTCTCGTATGTTTGGAACTATGGCTAGAAGTTTCATTCTTCTTGTTAATTCATCCGATATAGTATCAGACTCAGCCAAGTACTCATCTGCTGTATTGAACCCAAGAGTTTGTGCAGCAGTATTTAAGTTTTGCTTACCGCCTTTATCTTTAGAATAAATTATATAATTATTTCTAATATATCCTCTAGCTTTTACTGGACTCTCTGCTACAAAAGAATCAAACAAAGCCTCGACTTGTTCTCTTTCTTTTCTTATTTTCTTTGTAATCCAACCCTCAAGAAGATTAGATTTATCTAAGTTAGAGATACTATCACTAGCTACAATCTCATCGTAAGTCATCTCCCCATACTTCTTTGAAGCAGGAGCTTTAGACTTCCAGTCTTCAAAGTCTTTGTACATTTTCTTAGCTAGTCTTTCTCTCAAGACAAGATCAACGTTAGCACTCTTTGTTGCAGTGCTTCCATATATCTGCCAGTTCTTTAAATTGTATCTAGACATTTCTTTTTGTAGTGATGTCAGAGGTGGCTCTGCTGTTCTACCAGTAATCTGTTTTAGAGCAGGGTTTACTTTACCTCTAGCTACAGGGTTGTCAAAGTCATAGTAAGCAATGTCTGTCTCATCATTAAAAGATTGTAGGTACTGTCTAGATCTCACATCAGGCAACATCCTCAGTGCTCTGTTGGTCATCTCAGCACCACTGTAGTCTAGCTTTACATCATCTGTGATTGCTAGTTCTCTGGTGTAAGGATTACCTGCTTGATCATAGTCTGCTTGTCCTATCAAGTCTCTTGCTATTGCACCTGGCATCGTAAAGGTAGAT